AGGCTGTTCAGAGTAATTACTCTGCCTAGAATGGAAACTATGACCTTGCTTATAGATAGGAGCTGTGTCATCATGAACCTCATAACCGAGGCCTATAACGCGAGTTAAACCTTTTGAAAACTCGGTCCCTAAGGACACACGATATTGTGCAGGGTCGCCCATCGAAAAATAGACGCCACTTGCAGAAGGTGAGCCAGTGTCAATACATTGAACCTCTATACCTCCGTGGTCTACTGCAGCACCAACTTGACCACCGTCAAGGACATTATTATGTCTGGCGCGAGCAACAAAACTCACAGGATTTAAGAAGGGCCATTGCACAACATGGAACGACCACAAACCAGAAGGGTTAGTAAAGCCAACAGGACGATTAATTGTAATCGACCGCTTAACCACCCGAACAATACTTTGTGACGTCACTCTATCAGGCCATACTTCTAAATTATCAATAGGGATGTCGTGAAAAGGGTCCATCGCGGCAGTAAACCACGCACGACCACTATCAGTCAACACCCCTTTGTTTGCCAAACGCTTTAGCACATTATCAGTCCTTGCAACTCTTGAAGAATTCATTGTGTAGATCATACATTTTAAAACCTTCCATCCACCCTGGCGCACCTTCTAAACCGAGCATAAACGTAATACACTCAGAACGAACAGGCACACCAAAATTAATGTACGACTTAACTACAGGATTGGTTGAATGCTTAAACGAAACGCAAACATGTTTCAAGATTTCGACCATGGTGTCAAAAACTTCCTCCGGGCCAGGAGCGGCCATAATAACCAGTGACCATGCTTTAGCAAAAGATGCCTCCACACTGTGTTTCTCTATAACATATTTAAAAGAAGCTGCTATGCGACCGATGTTATACAATGGAACATATCCAGAAGGCGAGAGCTTGGGTTTAAAACCAAGAAATTCTACCTCTTCAATGTTTTGTGTATATACTAAAGGGTCGAGTTCTAAACCGAACCAACCATACACTTTCTGAAAAGTACGTTTGAGATGAGCCTCGTCTTTCACGAGATAAGGTAATGACATCAC